AATAAAATAAAATAAAATAAAATAAAATAAAATAAAATAAAATAAAATAAAATAAAATAAAATAAAATAAAATAAAATAAAATAAAATAAAATAAAATAAAATAAAATAAAATAAAATAACTAAAAAATGATAATAAAAATAAATATTTAATTTTTTATATAAAATCATGTTTACGGATTCATTAAATTATAATATTACATTACATAACAGTGATATAAGTTTACATGGTGGTGTACCTAAAGAATTTTATAGTATAAAAAATAAAGTTTTTAATGATTGGGAAATACCACCATGGGAATTATTTATTTTTAATAATAAATTATTAGGCGAAGGTTCATTTGCAAAAGTATATTTAGCAAAATGGAGAGGTACATTTGTAGTCGCAAAAGTTATAAACCCACAAGTATGTAGTAATAAAAAAGAATTAGTGTTAAGAGAAATTGAAATAATGACAAAATTACATCATCCAAATATAGTTCAATTTTTAGGTTATATTAATGAGCCATTTATTATTATAATGGAATATATACCAAATAATGATTTATTAAAGTTTATAAATTTAAAAAAATTAAAAAAGTCAGAGAAAAAAAAAATTATGAGAGATATATTACAAGGAATAGTATATATTCATAATAGAAAACCATATTCATTAATTCATCGAGATATTAAACCAACAAATATATTATTAACAAATTCAAAAGTAGCAAAAATTACAGATTTTGGAATCTCTAAATTTTATAATAAAAAAATATATGATTTATCATTAAATAGCGAATCAAATGAATTATTAAATGATAATGAATTAACTAAAAATGTAGGAACTCATAGATATATGGCACCCGAATTGAAAAATAATAATACAAAATATACAAATAAAATAGATATTTATTCATGTGGTATATTACTATATGAATTATTTGAAAATAAAAGATATAATCCACATGAAACATTAAAATGGTATTATACACCAAAAAAAATAAGAGATATAATATTAAATCATATGTTATGTAATGATCCAAATGATAGAAAAACAGCGTTAGATATTTTAACTATATATAACAATGTAATATTTTAATATAAAAAAATTGATTGGCAAATATAAATTTATAAATATTTATACTATAAATTTATATTAGTTTATGAGTAATAATTTAGAAATTATATATGGTCCAATGTTCTCTGGAAAAACTACAAAATTAATTGAATTATATTTTGAAAAGGTTTCAGAAGTAGGACAAGAAAAATGTATAGCATTCAATTATTCTATGGATAAACGATATACAGAAAAAAATAAAATAGTATCACATGATGGTATTAGTATAGAATGTGAATTATTGTTAGATCTACGTGATTTTTTAGATAATCCAAATAATAAATCAAGATTATTAAATTTGCAATATATTTTTATTAATGAAGCACAATTTTTCCCTAACTTATTACATATAGTATTGTATTTAACTAATGTTTTAAATAAGAATGTAATATTATGTGGTTTAGATTTAGATTATAAAAAAGAAAAATTTGGAGATATACTTGATCTCGTTAAATATGCAGGAAAAACATATAAATTATCAGGTAAATGCAATGATTGTAGTAAGTCATCTTTATATAGCCATAGAACAATAAAATTTAAAAACCAATTATTAATTGGTAATACGGTATATATTCCTTTATGTGAAGATTGTTATAATGATAAAAATATAGATCTCTATACATTAGTAGAATAATAATATTAAATATGCATAACTTTTATAATATTATAAATATATAATATAATAAAATATGCCACAAATTAAAGATATGCAAGCGATGTCAGAATATAGAGGTATTTTTGGAATGGGAATAAGTACTAATTATTATTTAGATTTATTAAATTTATCAATTTTAGCTTTAGCGGGATTAATGATAATATACTTTTTCCAAGAAAATTTTTCTAAAACAGGAACAACAGGACCGGCAAGAACAAGTATTTGGGGATTAGGATTAACAGCATTCGCATTATTTTTCATGTTATTTATTAGTATTAGTAAGAAATTTAATCCAAAAGAAGACGAAGCTTCTGGATTATTTTCGAAAATATTTAATCTTTTAGTAAATGATTCTTTACCAATTTTAGTTGTTTTTATGTTAGTAATTTATACAATCTTTTTAAATTTTATATATTTTAAAAAAATAAATAGAAATAATGTTTCGAATACATTTGCTTCGTATTCTCTTTATTCATTAATATTTTTTGTAATACAAATATTTATATCAGTAAAATATTTATATAATGAATTACAATATAGATATTCAAAATATTCAGTGGAAACTTCTAAAAGAAATAAATCAAGAGAAACATCAGCATTAATAAAAAATATTTCTTTAATATTGGGAGTAATTAACTTTTTGTTTATTGTAATAATGCATATATTATTAGAATTTTTTTCAACGGATGGTTAAATTAATTGATTAATAAGTTTATTAATAGATAAAATTTTAAATGTAATTCCAACTTTTTCTTTTGTTTCCCAAATACCAGAAATTTTAATAATTAAAGAATCTTTTAAATTTTTATAATCAAAATTATTATTATTTGTTAATTCGCTATTTAATTCATTTAATGCATATTTTAAATTATTAGTTTTAAATATTTCACTCATTTTATATTGTTTTTCTTTATTTGGTATATCTAATAAATTTAATATATCTTCTTCTAAAATTTTAATTTTATTAATAATTTTATTATTATTTTCAGAATTAAATTCGATTCTAAATTGTTTTTCATTATAATTTATATTTTTTAAATTTATAATAATGTAAATACCATTAAATGATACAATTTCATTTGAATATGAAAGTTTATAAAAATTACTATGTTGTAATACACTATTTTTAATAGGATCATTTAAAATTATATATTTTCTTTCAATATTTTCTATATATTCAGCTAACATTAAAACAATTAATTTAATTAATTGATTTATATTTAAACATTTTTAAAATATATAAAAATAATAATAGTAATATTATTATTATTATTTTTTTTATTATGTTAAAAGATAATTTTATCGAATATATAAATAATTTTGATAAAACAAATATACATAAAAAATATAACGAATTTTTTAATTCATTGGATAATAACTTGGAAAATATAACACATTTTATATTTTATGGACCACCCGGATCAGGTAAATATTCGACCGCTCTTAAATTTATTGAAAAGTATAGTAATTCAAATTTAAAGTATGAAAAAAAAATGATAATAACTTCAAATAAAAATGAGCACATTATCAAGATAAGCGATATTCATTATGAGATAAATATGGAAAATTTAACATGTAATCCAAAAACATTATTTAATGATATATATATTAATATAATAGATTCTATTCAAGTACAAGAAAATAGAAAAGGAATTATTTTATGTAAAAATTTTCATTTAATTGATAATGAATTATTGGAAGTTTTTTATAGTTATATGCAAAAAAAACTAATAAATAACTTTACAGTAAAATTCATTATTTTAACAGATCATTTAAGTTTTATTAATAAAAATATATTAAATGTAAGTAAAATACTTTATTTTTCAAAATTAAGTAATTCAAATTATTATAAACTGGCAAACGTTAAAAATAAAAAATTTTTAACATCAAGTAAAAACGAAAATAACAATTTATTTGAAATAAATAATATAGAAATTTTAAAATTACTAGAATTAAAAACTTCTAATTTAAATATTTTTCATATCAATAAATTATTATGTGATACTATACTAAATGATATTATTAATTATCAAGATTTAAATTATGTAGATTTTCGTAATAAATTATATGATTTATTGACTTATAATTTAAATATTAATGAGTGTATTTTTTATATAATTAATGAAATAATTAATAAAAAAAAATTAGATAATTGTTTTTTATCAGAAATATATGTAAAAACCTGCTTATTTTTTAAATATTATAATAATAATTATAGACCAATTTATCATTTAGAGAATTATACTTTATATCTAATAAGTATATTAAAAAAAAATGAAAATAAATGAAGCGCTTGTTTTTTTAAATTTACATAATAAATATAATACAAATACTATTAAAACATTAACAATTAATGAGTTAAAAAAAAATTATCATATTTTAGCATTAGAAAAACATCCAGATAAAAATAATAATTCTACTGCCAAAGAAGATTTTCAAAATATAAATACAGCATTTACTGTTATAAAAAATTTTATAGAAAATGAAAATTCATATGAAGACTTTGATGATGATTTTGAATTTAACAATGATAATATTAATGATACCACTTTTATAGAATTGATTATTAATTTCATAAAATTAATAAATAATAATAGTGATATTGATACTAATAATTTTAAGAATCATTGTTGGAATTATAGTAAAAAATTATTAGATAATTTTTTTAAGGATATGGATATTTTAAAATTAAATTATTTTATTTGGATATTAGATAATGATTACATTATTAAAAAATATTTAAATAATTATGATGAATTTAATCTTAATGATATAAAAAATTATTTATATGATAAAGTAAATAGCTACGAAATTATATATATTAAACCAAATTTAAATCAAATATATAATAGTTTTATACATAAATTAGAATTATCAAATAATACTATAATAGTTCCATTATGGCATAAAGAACTAACATGTGATAAATTTATTATTAAAATAAATAATGATTTATCTGATAATATAAAAATAGATAATAATAATAATTTACATTATTACATGAAAGAAAATATTTATTATTTAATTACAAAGTATTATAATCAAAAATTTATTCCTATTTCTATTAACAATATAATACATTACAATTTACCAATAGAAAATATAATAGTTAAAAATAAATTAACAATTATATGTAAAAATATAGGAATTCCTAGAATAAATACATTTAATATATTAGATAATACTTTAAAAGGAGATGTTATACTTCATATTAATTTATAATTTACTTTATTTTTATAATATGACATTTTGTATTTTTTCTAGTTCTTCGTTTTAATTGCGTGGTTACTACATTTTGAACTTTTGGTGTTAAATGTTTACATACTTTTGTTTCAAAAGTAAATTTGTTTGGTTGAAATTTTCTGGGTGTAAGTTTAAATGTTCTGCTTAATTTTGAACGTAAAATATAACTTTTATAAAGACTTTCAATAAATTCATCTAATAATCCAACAACTGATTTTTCTGGATGACATTGAAAAGCATATATTGGATATGTTTTATGTTTAATAAAGTCTATAAATTTTTTATTTCTTCTATCTCTACCAATTGCTATTACATTATATTCATCTTTTAAATATTTTGTTTTATAAAATTTAGTTGGTGTTATACCAAAAGTGCAATTATGTATAACTATTTTATTATTATATTTTGCATATTTATTTATATTATTACTATTGTTATTTAAAAATTGGATTTTTGTTTTATAATTAACTGCATCTAATGATTCAAATAATCCACCGATTTTATCAACTCGTTTTTCTGTTGTTTTAATAATAGATTGTATTCCATGACATGACGCATATATTGGAAAAATTTTTCCCTTTTTATTTAAATTTATAGCTTTTCTTAATACATAATCTATAAATCTATATTGATTAATAAATTCTTTCTCTTGATTGTAATTACCAATTCTTGCGCCTGAAAAAAATAAACCATCTATATTTTTTAAATAAAATTCTAATTCATTTTTTGATATGTTATATGGTATTATAACCATATTAATTTTAATATTTCTGAAAAATTTTATATAACCATCATTTAAATATAAAAATTGTTCAGATTTATCAGGTGTTATCATAGGTGGTGGTATTATTCCTAAAATAGGTTTATTTTTATGTTTTTTATAATACGCGTTTAAATTATATTTCATATATAATATAAAAATATTATATATATGAAGTTTTATTAATTATTTACACGAGTATTTTAATTATATTAAAATATAAATAAGTAGTTATTAAATATAAAATCCCACCCCAAGTCATATCTATCAATCCTATTTTATAATCCCAATCTTTAAATATTGCCATATTTGTTGTTTCATAAATACCATAAATTACAAATCCTAGTAGAAAAGCATCAAAATAGGATGCTTTTTTTAGTATTATAAAATAATACAATGCAAACACTAAAATAATATAACACAAAATGGTAGGTAGCAATTTTATTTTTAATGGTGAACCTTGAATTTTATTAACCACTCTTTTAAAACTGTCGCTAACTAAATATAAAAATGAATAATCGACTAAAATTAATATTATTAGCAATAATATTATATTTTTTATCATATTATAAAATAATATAATATAATAAAAAAATTTAAAAAAATTTGTTTAGTTTTATTCTGGTTTTTATTTAATTTTATATTCTGATTTTATTTAATTTTATATTCTGATTTTATTTAATTTTATATTCGAGTTTTTATTCACTAGGAGCTACCTTTTTCTTTACTACTTTTTTTGGTTTTTTCGGAACATCCTCTACTTTTACTGGCTTTGTTTCTTCTACCACCTGATCTGTTTTATTTTCTTCTTCATCATCTGTATCATTTACAGCTGTTGACTCTACTTTTGTCTCTGAAGATTTATCATCATTATCTTCATTATCTACCTGACTTTCAAGTTTATCTTTATCATCAGATGAAAGTTCAATTTGACATTTTCCACTCAGAGAAATACGAGGCTTAACAATTGCCTGAAATAGTTTCCATGTAACACCAAACTTTCCATTAGCAACCCAGATACCACCACAATAAATTAGAGTAGCAACATTTGATGCTTTAGTAATAAGTGACTGAATATCTACATCATTAGATTCTTCAGGAGGAAATAGAATATTCTTCTCTTGATCATATACTTCTACCCCCTTAAATTCTCCTTCCCAATATGGAATTTTTACTTTTAGTGTAGGCGGACGCGAATAATCTGGTTCATTAGTTTCCTTATCTTTTGGATACTTTAGCATTGGACTCCAAAGAGCATCAACAACGGCAGATTCTAGTTTTGTTTTACCAAGCCATTCCTTGGAGTTAATAATTGCATCTTTCTTAATCCTTTCTTCAAATGCTTGCATATTTTTTAGAAATTCAACACATGCCGGGTTATTATATTCTTCTTTTGGAAACTGAAGAGCCATATCATATGTTTTTGCACCACTCTTGTCATCAACATATTCATTAACTCCCCATGATAGCATGAGTGGAGTAGATAGATATAGTTGCTTCATATTTTCTTTATTTAGAATACCGACACTTTTACGTCCATTATTAAGTTTAACCTTTGTGTATGCAAAATCATTTTCTACGTTTAGATTTGTTCCCTGAATTACACTTGCCATGCTGTTGATATTAATAATATATACTATTTTTTTTTTAAATCAATTTTTTTTATATTTTATTATTTTTTTTAAAAATATAACTAAAAATGCTATAAAAAAA